CCGACTCGAGTGCGAGATCAAACGTCACCTCGCCGTCGTGGCGGCCTGCGAATTCGAGGCTGGCGATCTGGAACGGCCCCGTCAGCGTGCCGAAGTCCGGCACCACCACCTGCCAGTTGGCGATCGCCCCGGCAAAGAACAGCCCGCGGATCGCCACATCCGACGCGGCATCCTTGAAGATGCCGGAGCCACGGATCGCCGCCGACCTGATCCCGGCTCCATCCAGCAGCTCGCGCCACTGGCCGACGGATTCCTGGTGCGTCACGTCCACCGTTCCCGCGTTGAAGCTGATCGCATTGCTGCGCAGGCCCGCCACCGTGGCGAAGCTACCCGTGCTGCCCGCATCGAGCTTCAGCAGCAGGTCACGTCCCTTTTGTGCACCCATCTTGTTCTCCTAAAGAGGTTCGGTTGCAGCGCGGAAGCGCAGGCTCGCGCCGTAGTTCTGTCCGGTCTTCAGCACGCTCCAGAACGCCAGCCGAAGGTTCACCAGCCGGTGGCCGGGAACGGCCAGCACCGCGCCGTCCAGCACGGCCTGAACCGCTGCCGAAACATCCTGTGCCGTCTTGCGGCTGCGGCTGTTGGTGCGCACCACGATCGACACGACATGCTCGAAACCCTTGTCGCTCATGGTGCTCCAGTCGCGCGTGTCGAGTGCGGTGAACTCGACGTAGGACGGCGGCGCACCGCGCGGCATCTCATCGAAGACGTAAGCGCCGCCCAGCAACGCCCGCAGCGTGGCGTCGGCCAGCAGTGCCCCGCGCATCGCCTCCTGGAGCGCCAGTCCCCCGCCGCTCACAGCCGCACCATGCGATAGGGCGCGAGCAGCGGGCCAAGGCCGGGCGGCAACCCGCCACCCGCCTCCTCGCCACGCTGCGCGAAGACATGCGCCACCAGCAGCAGCACGGCGCGGCGCAGCGGCTGCGGCACGTCGGCGCCCTGCGGGCCAAAACCCGCCGTGACGCGGATGCCGATGCCGTTCACTGCACGCCCGGGCCTTGGCCACAGGCGCGAGCCGCGCAGCATCACGCGTGGGGGCCGAGACGCGGCATCCACGATGTAGTGCGCCGGGTCGATCACCGCCTTCGTGTCATCCTCACCGAACACGCCGATCTCCTCGACGCCCAGCAGCGGCGCCACGGGAAGCGCGATCACGCCGTCCTCCGGCCAACCATCGCGAAAGCACAACCAGTCCTGCGTCATGAGGCACAGGCCGGTCCGCGCCTCGACGACGCGCCTGGCGGCAGTGATGAGCGAGGCGATCAACTGGTCGTCGTCACTGTGGACGACTCGCAGATGCGCCTTGGCCTCGGCGAGCGAGACGGGCTCGCTCGCCGGGGCTGTCACCAATGTGGCGGCCATTTACGTGAGACCGAACTTCATGAGCTTGATCGCCTCGAAGTTCTGGATGCCGCCGCCCACCCGCTTCGTGGTGTAGAACAGCACATAGGGCTTGGCGGAGTACGGATCGCGCAGCACGCGCACGCCCACGCGGTCGACGATCAGGTAGCCCGCGGCAAAATCACCGAAGGCCAACGCGAAGCTGTCGGTCACCATGTCCGGCATCGCTTCAGCTTCAGTGACGGGGAAGCCCATCAGCGTCGCCTTGCCGGCGGGCGAATGCGACGGCTGCCAGATGTAGTTGCCGGTCGAGTCGCGGAACTTGCGGATCGCAGCCTGCGTCCTGCGGTTCATCACCCAGCTGGCATTCTGGCGGTAGCCCACCCTCAGCGCATAGGCGAGGTCGATCAGTCGGTCGGACGGGTTGGTGGCGGCGAAGGCACCTGCCACCCCGGTGGCGAGGTAGCCCACATTGCCCCAGCTCCAGCTGGCGTCGACGACCTTGGTGTAGTCGAGGAATCCCTTGGGCCGGTTCACGCCATTGCCGCTGATGAAGGCGATGGCCTCCTGCTCGGCGAAGACCAGCTGCACCTCTTCCGCCAGCCACTGGTCGATGTTGACGACCGAGTCATCCAGCAGCGTCTGCGTGGCCGATGGCATGGCATAGAGTTCCATCGCCGGGAACTGCATCTCGGCCAGCGTGATCGAGGCCGTCTCGGGCCGCGCCTGCGTTTCTCCCACCCAGCCATTGGCCAGCCCGTTGGTCGAGAACGGCTTCTTGTAAAGCGAAGCCGACACCTGCCGCACGCTGGCAATGGCGCGGATCGGCGAGATCGCATAAAGCCTGCGCCCGATCTCGGCTTCCACCTCCGGGGGCACCAGGAAGCCGCCATCGGGGCCAGAGCCCACCGACAGCGCCTTGGCCTCAAGTGCCGAAAGGCCGCTCGCTTCACCCTTTCGCACATAAACGTCGAAGGCCTCCTTGTGCTCGCGCAGCGCCGGCGCTTCCGCCGTCTCACCCGAAAGCTGCGGGCGGCGCGATTTCAGCGTCAGCTCGTCGAGCCTGGCCTTCGCCTCATCCACCGCGCGGTTGATGCGGTCCACCTTCTCGGCGGTCCCCACATCGGCCGACATGCGCTTCTCGATCTGCTCGAGGCGCTCGTCATTCGCGTCCTTGAAGGCCTCGAAGGCCTGCATCATGTCGCCGAAGGCGACCTTGGTCTCAAGTCCCGTCTCCATTCACTTACCCTTTCTGCTTGCTACACACTTGACGCCGGTCACCCGCGCTCCCGCGAGCATCGGGAACGTCACCAGCGAAATTTCCCAGAGGTCGATCTCGGTCAGAAGCCGCGTGGCCAAAGCCCGGTCACGCCGCGCCTTCACCGTTCGGAAGCCGATGGACAGGCCATCGAGCCCCTTGCTCTCGAGCAGCGAGAACAGCTCGCGCCCGCGCTGCACGTTGCGGTCCAGCCGGCCCGTCACGTGCAGGCCCTTCGGCGTCTCGTACATGTCGATCCAGGTGCCCACGGGCTCGGCCGCGTCATGCTGGAACAGCATGCGCACGTCAGCCGCGCGCCGCTTCTGCAGCGAGGCCGCGAAGGCACCCGGCATCACGACGTCGCCAGACTGGTCACGTTCGCCGAATAGGCTGGCATAGCCCACGAACACGCCAGAGCCGGAGCAGGCGCAAAGCGGCCGCCCCAGCCGGCTCAATTCCCGGCGGGTCTGCATTTTGGTGTCACTCCAATTTCAAGTATTCTTCGTCACCCCACCCAAACTCACCTTGCCCCGGCTTGACCGGGGCATCCTTTTCGGGTGCCACCAAAGAAGACGCCCAGGTCAAGCCCGGGCGAGGTGAGGTGTCAGTGGAGTCGTTGTGTGGCGGGCTAGGGCGTCGCCACCGCCCCATACCCAACCGCCTGGCGCTTCTCGTCAGCCGTCAAAAACTCAGCCTTCCCCACCCGCGCCCACAGTGCCTCGCGGTCAGCGCTCAGCGCCTCCACCTGGTCGAGGTCATGCGCCAATCGCAAATTCCCCTCGCACAGGAAGCCCGTCATCGCCTCCGCCATGCGGCTGGCCATGGGCAGCACGGTCTGCCGCCAGAAGCTGCGGTTCGCTTCCATGAAGTTGGCGAATGTGTTGTCGCCGGGAATGCCGAGCAGCATCGGTGGCACGCCGAAGGCCAGCGCGATCTCGCGCGCCGCGCCATCCTTGGCCGCGCTGTATTCCATGTCCTTCGGGCTGTAGCCCATTTCCTTCCAGTCGAGGCCTCCTTCGAGAACCATCGGCCGCCCGGCATTGGCAGCACCCTGGTAGCTGTCCTCCAGTTCTTTCTTCAGTCGCTCGAACTGTTCGGTCGTCAGGTGCCCGTCGGCTGCCGCATAGACCAGCGCGCCCGAAGGCCGCGCCGAATTGTCCAGCATCGCCTTGTTCCAGGCGCCCGCTGCATTGTGCGTGTCGATGGCGCGCTGTGCGGCTTCCAGCGGCGACATGCCGTAGTGGTCGTTCAACGGGTTGAACAGGCGAAGCTGCAGCACAGTCTCGCGCGGCAGCCGCACCGATTGTCCGTTGACGGAATAATCATAGGCCTCGGCCCAGCCATTGCTGGAGGCCACCGCCTTCACCCGGTCGGGCCGAAGTGCATGCAGCTCGCGTGGCGCCCCGTCGATTGCCACCTTCTCCACATAGGCGTTCCCCGCCACCAGCAGGAAGCCATAGAGCTGCTCGCCGAATTCACGGCCCGGCTGGCCGGGGTTGGGCTTCTTCAGCAGCTCCAGCAGCGGATGCGCGGCGATCTCGCGGTCGCCATCATACAGCAGCCACGGCAGCGATCCCGCGGCCTCCGCGATCATCCGCACGGCGCGATAGCCGATGGCGTTGGAGGCAAACCCCTCCTGCGCCAGCGCCGCATAGTTCCGCGGCGTCCACTGCGGCCGCCCCGCCTGGTGCAGCGCAATCAGCGGCGCCGCAGCGGAGCGCTTGGCTTCGGTGGAAAAGAAGCGTCTTACGCGTTCAAACATGACAAACCCTCGATAATTTGGCGTCATCCCGGCGAAGGCCGGGATCCCGCTGTCCTTCCACTTCGCAGGGGCCCAAAGCGGGACCCCGGCCTTCGCCGGGGTGACGCCACCATGGTGACAGACTCACACCACCCGCACCCGCGGCTCCGCCCTGCGCCGCAGCATCAGGTCGCTCACCGCCCACACCAGCGCATCCAGCCGATCAGGGCTCTTCATGCCCTCGCCCAGCGCGCTGCACATTTCGTCTTCAAGTTCGGGGAATGCCCCCACGTGGCGCACCCGGCCCTGTTCGTACAAGGCCGCCACAGGCTCGGCGCGCGCGTGTTTCCCGCGCGTTGCATGCACGGCGCGGAACGACAATGTGCCGTCCACCTCCCGCATCACGGCTTCCACCATGGCGCCGCCCTGGTTCACCTCCGCCACCACGCGGCTTGCCCCTCGCGCGTGGTAAAGCGCCACGGCGCGCTCGGCCCACTGGATGGGCTTGGCCCGCTCCAGAGAATGGTCATCCAGCACATAGGCCACGCCATCGATGCCGAGCCCCACGCAGACGATGCCGCAGGCATTGGCTTTCTTCCCGTGGCTCGCAGGCGGGTCCACCGCCACCACCACGCGCTTCAGCTCAGGTGCCGCCTTCACGCGGCCACCTTCGATTGTCGCGCGTCGGAACAGTGCGTCCGGGTCGTCATCGATCAGCTCTCCGTTAAGTTCCTGCCGGCCAAGCCTCGTGCCGCCGTAACGCTCGGTCACGTCGGCAATGAAGCTCCTGGCCAGGTTCGTTGCATTGTCGAAGGTCGCCGTGCGCGTCACCGCCGTGCCGGGGTCGGCCAGCAAGCGTTTCAGCAGCGGCACCGGCCGCGGCGTGGTGGTGATCACCGCGCGCGGGAACTCCCCCAGTCGCAGTGCGAAGGCCAGCATGTCCCAGGCCTGTTCGCCGAGCCGCCACTTGGCCAGCTCGTCGCACCAGGCCGCATCGAATTGCGGTCCACGCAAGCTCTCCGGCTCATCCGCCGAGAACACCTGCGCCACCGCACCGTTGGGCCACGTGATCAGCCGCTTCGATGGCTCATAGAGAGGCCGCTCCGCCTCCATGTGGATGGAGAGCAGCCCGGACTTTCCCTCGATCATCACGCTGCGCGCCTGATCGAGCGTCGGTCCGACGATGGCGATCCGCCGTGCCTGCGGCGCGCCATGCGTCCAATCCCCCAGCGCCTGCGCCTTCACCCATTCGGCCCCGGCGCGGGTCTTGCCCGCACCGCGCCCGCCGAGAATCAGCCAGCTGCGCCAGTCAAGCTCATCCGGCGGCAGCTGCTTTCCCAGCCGCCCCCACATCCGCCAGTCGCGGTTGATCCCCTGCATCTCCCGCCGTGTCATCACGCGCAGCATCCGCTCGTGATCGCTCTGCGAGAATTTCCCGCTGCAGTCCCATAAGCTTCTCCGCAAGTGCTTCACGCTCTGCGTCATCGAAGCGCTTGTCGTGCTTGCGCTTGGCGATGCGCCGGGCGCGTTCCTTGCGTTCGAGCTCAAGAACCTTCTCCAGCGTCCTGACCAGTGTGTTCATTGCCCGGATGTCGCGCTCGCTGGTGGCGGCGTTTGCTTCCGCGCTCAGCGTGCCGATCTGGGCCTCGAATTCGGTAAGCCGCTGCTGCAGCAGCGCCTTGAAGCGTGCGAGCGTCGCCCTTGTGCCCTGCGCCTTCGCCGCCCAGGGCTTGGGCAAACCGCGCAGCTTCCAGCCCTCGGCGCGTGCGCGCACCACCAGCGCCTGCCGCGTGATCCCGGCCTCGGCGGCAATCACCGCCAGCGCCTCGACCCCATGTTCATATCTCTCCCGCGCCCGTGCCCAAACGGCAGCGGGCGCCGGTTGTTCACCGTCGCCGCTCATGTCCTCACCCATTTGTGGAGTATGCGCTTTTATACCCCAACGAGCGCGCGCTGTCAAGGACTAAATTCGTTAGCAAGGAATTTTCTTTGTCCTTGAAGTCCGGCCCGCGCGGGCTATTCCTCAGTCATGGACATCCGCCAGCTTCAGTATCTCGCAGCGCTCGCGCGTGAAAAACACTTCACCCGCGCGGCGCAGGCCTGCAACGTCACCCAGCCCACGCTGTCGGGCCGCATCCGCCAGCTGGAGCAGGAGCTGGGCGTTCCCATCGTCGAGCGCGGCCAGCGCTACATCGGGCTCACGCCCGAGGGCGAGCGCGTGCTGAAATGGGCGCATCTCATCCTCGACAACTGGCAGTCCCTCACCCAGGAGCTCGGCACCATCCGCTCCAAGAAGGGCGAGCTCGTCGGCCGCCTCGTGCTCGGCGTCATTCCCTCTGCCCTTCCCAAGGTCTCGCTCCTCACCCGCGCCATGGAGCGCGAGCATCCGAGGGTCGAGTTCACCGTGCTCTCGCAGTCCTCGGAGGAGATCCTGCGGAACCTGCACGAGCACGCCATCGACGTCGGCATCACCTATCTCGACAACGAGCCGGTCGAGGGCCTCATGCAGCATCCGCTCTACGAGGAGCACTACAGCCTCTTCGTCGGCGAAACCTCTCCGTACACGGACAAGGAGTCGGTCACCTGGACCGAGGCCGCGCAGGAGCCGCTCTGCCTCCTGACGCCCAACATGCAGAACCGCCGCATCATCGACCGCGCCTTCGCGGTGGCCAATGTCCACCCCTCGCCCCGGCTCGAGACCAACTCGATCATGAATCTGCTGGCCTCGGTGAAGTCGATGGGCCTCTCCTCCATCATGCCGGATTATTTCATCCACGTGCTCGGCAAGCTGGAGGGGGTCCGGGCGATCCCGCTCACCCACCCCAAGGTGGAGCACAAGGTGGGCCTCGTCGGCCTGCCGCGCGAGCCCCTCTCCCCCCTCGTCGCCGGCCTCTTCGCCGCCGCCCGAAGCCTCAAGGCTTGATCCCGGTCAAGGACGGGGTTTCGCCGCTCGGCCAATTTGCTCCCAACAGGAGCAGACACCATGAAGACCACACCCGACGGCACCCACGCCCACTGCGCAACCCATAATTGCTACGTTCCCCTGAACCAGACCGAAGGCCACTGCCGCGACCAGCACAGCTGCAACGACGACGTCTGCCCGCTGGAAAAGGAACTGGGCCGCCCCCGCTTCGGCCGCGCGCTGGACATGATGGCGGCGGGAATCACCCAGGTCGTGGGGAAGTTGAGCGGTTAACCCGCTGTTAACCCTCTGAACCTCCCATTCTCTCACCTTCGCCGGGCTTGACCCGGCGATCCTTTTTGGGCGGCCAGGCAAAGGATGCCCCGGTCAAGCCGGGGCAAGGTGAAGGTGGAGCCATGCCGCTCCCGCGACAGTCATCGCCCCTCCCTATGACCCCATAGGACCCGTCAATTGGAATTTACACTCCAGTTGAGCCATAGGGGTTGTCATGTCTGGAAAACACACCCTTCTCGATCTTTCCCCGCGCGAGGCGACGGCCGCCCGGGAGATCGCCCTCCGCTACGGCAACCGCCCCGATGCGCTGCTGGAAATCCTGCACGACCTGCAGGAGCATCTGGGCTTCGTCCCCGAGGCCGCCCTTCCGGCGCTGGCCAAGGCGCTGAACCTGTCACGCGCCGAAGTCCACGGCGTCGTCACCTTCTACCATGACTATCGCCGCGAGCCCGCCGGCCGCCACGTCATCAAGGTCTGCCGCGCCGAGGCCTGCCAGTCGATGGGAGCGAATGAACTCGTCGCCATGATCGAGCGCTTCCTCAAGGTGAAGCTGGGCCAGACCACCGCCGATGGCGCGATCACGCTCGAGGCCGCCTACTGCCTCGGCAATTGCGCGCTCTCCCCCGCCGTGATGGTGGACGACAAGCTGGTCGGCCGGGTCGACGCCAAGAAGTTCGAGACGATCGTCGCGGAGTGCCGCTCATGAGCAAGGTCTATGTCCCGCGCGACTCCGCCGCCCGTTCGGTCGGCGCTGACGAAGTGGCTGCCGCGCTTGCGAAGCTCGGCCATGAAGTGATCCGCAACGGCTCGCGCGGGCTCCTGTTCCTCGAACCCCTCGTCGAGGTCGAAACCAAGGACGGCCGCATCGCCTATGGCCCGGTCACCGTCGAGGACGTCGCCTCGCTGCCGATTGCTACCGCCGGCGCCCACAAGCTGCGCCTCGGCAACATCGAGGATCACCCCTATCTGAAGAATCAGGAGCGTCTCACCTTCGCGCGCTGCGGCATCACCGATCCGGTCTCCGTTGCCGACTACGTGAAGCACGGCGGCTTCGACGGCCTGAAGAAGGCGCTGGGCCTCGCCGGTTCGGCCATCGTGGCGGAAGTCACCGAGTCGGGCCTGCGCGGCCGCGGCGGTGCGGGCTTCCCCACCGGCATCAAGTGGAAGACCGTGCATGATGCACAGGCCGACCAGAAATATATCTGCTGCAACGCCGACGAAGGCGACTCGGGCACCTTCGCCGACCGCATGGTCATGGAGGGCGACCCCCTCATGCTCATCGAGGGCATGACGATCGCCGCCATCGCGGTGGGCGCCACGAAGGGTTATGTCTATATCCGTTCGGAATACCCCGATGCCATCGCCATCATGAAGGAGGCGATTGCCAATGCGGTCGCCGCCAAGTGGCTCGGCCCCAATATTCAGGGTACGGACAAAACCTTCCACCTCGAGGTCCGCCGCGGTGCGGGCGCCTATATCTGCGGTGAAGAGACCGCAATGCTCGAGTCGCTCGAAGGAAAGCGCGGCACGGTGCGCCCCAAGCCGCCGATCCCGGCACTCGAGGGCCTGTTCGGCAAGCCCACCGTCATCAACAACGTGCTGAGCTTCGCCGCCGTGCCCTTCATCCTCGCCGAGGGCGGGGCTGCCTACAAGAACTACGGCATGGGCCGTTCGCGCGGCACGCTGCCCTTCCAGCTCGCCGGCAACATCAGGCAGGGCGGACTGGTCGAAAAGGCCTTCGGCGTCACGCTGCGTGAACTGGTTGAAACCTTCGGCGGCGGCACCTTCACCGGCAAGCCCATCCGCGCCATCCAGGTCGGCGGCCCGCTCGGCGCTTATGTTCCGGCGTCCCAGATGGACTTGGCCATGGATTACGAAACCTTCGCCGCAGCCCAGGCCATGGTCGGCCATGGCGGCATCGTGGTCTTTGACGAGAGCGTCGACATGGCAGCCCAGGCGCGCTTCGCCATGGAGTTCTGCGCGATCGAATCCTGCGGCAAGTGCACGCCCTGCCGCATCGGCTCGACGCGTGGCGTCGAGGTGATCGACAAGATCGTCGCCGGCGAGGAGCGTGAGGCCAACCTCGAACTGCTCTCCGACCTCTGCCAGACCATGGCGGATGGTTCGCTCTGCGCCATGGGCGGCCTCACGCCCATGCCGGTCATGAGCGCCATCAAGCATTTCCCCGAAGATTTCGACAAGCCAGCAGCGCTTGCGGCCGAATAAGGAGCCACACCGATGA